CATGAGGTTCAAGGCTAGAGAAAGATACAGCTTTGGTGTCTCAGACTGGAGATGTGTATTTGCAACTCCGGGTGCATAAATAATTTTGCATTTTGCATAAAACGAGGACAGTGCTTGCTGTCCTCGTTTTTTTTATGTATACTTAAACTACCTTGACAGTTACATGGTGTAGCTGACAGTTGCCAAGACAAGGAGACATACATGGCTAATTCAACCTTTTCAGGCCCGGTGAGATCTGAAGGCGGTTTTACTTCTATAAGTAAAAATGCTTCTACGGGCACAATTACAACACTATCTAGTATCAACTCAAGTGGTATTACATCTTTTGATGCTAACACCATGCCAGTAGAGGCCGGAACCGGGATCACTGGCGGAACAGGAACAATTTACAGAAGTTCTGTTCAAAGAGTTGGTGGTATTATAACAACAAGAATATTAATTGACTTAACAGGTTTAAGATCAACTGCATCTGGTGATATTATAGGTGTTAATGGAACATCTAATGTTTGTCACATAGGACAGATCACAGCTGCTAGAAACGGCACAATATTAACAGGTAGTATGGAATGTTTTGAAGCACCAGCAGGTGGTGACCCAGACATAAACGTACACTCTGCAACGGAAGGAACTGGTGTAGAAGACGGTGCCATCTCTAGTTTAACAGAGACACTATTAGTTAATGCTGGTGACGCAACACTTGGAAGTAAAGTTTATTTTACTGCTGTGCCAGCTGCTGACGAGTTTTTATATCTAACCCTCGGTGATACAACAGATGCCGATTATACAGCTGGTAAATTGTTTATTGAGTTAATGGGCTACGAAGCTTAGTTAGGAGGCTAAAATGGCAGGTTCTGACGTAAAGACGAAACGGATTACTGGCACGGGTTCGCTCGCTGTTGGTCCCGCTCGTATTAGACAGATACAGCTTAAAACGGCATCGGGCACTCCACGACTTACCGTTACAGATGGAAGTGGCGGTGCTACGGTTTTAGATTTAGATTTTAACGCTTCTGACACACATTCCGTGAATATTCCTGCTGAAGGAATTAGGGTTAGTGATATATTTGTTGGCACATTAACAAATATTACAGCAGTAACTTTTTTCTTTAACTAGGTGATTTGTGTCTAGGCGTAAATCAAAAATGCCGCCGCGCAACAAAAAAAACTTCCGCCCCACTAAGGCTGGGGCGGGAATGACTGAAGCTGGAGTTAAAGCATACCGTCGTGCAAACCCCGGCAGTAAACTCAAAACTGCTGTTACTGGTAAAGTTAAAAAAGGCAGTAAAGACGCTAAAAGAAGAAAGTCTTTTTGTGCTAGGAGTGCTGGTCAAATGAAAAAGTTTCCAAAAGCAGCCGCTAATCCAAACAGTAGATTAAGACAAGCAAGAAGAAGATGGAAGTGTTGATGGCTACTAAAAGAGAAAAAGATTTTTTGCATGATTTAGACAAGCGGATGGCTATATTAGAAGATAGCATGGACCGTCTTGAAAGCAACCATCTTAATCATTTACAAAAACAAATAGACAAAATTGACGCTCGTATATGGGCTATTATATTAGGTGCTGTGTTGCAGTTAGTTGGTATAGTTTCAATATTTATAGGGATGAGTAATTAATGGCATTAACAGGTAGAGCAAAACGCAAAATAAAGACAGTTGCGGGTAAGTTAAAAAAAGCGTCTAAGGCACACGCAGGTCAGTCTAAAACACTAATAGGGTTGTTAAAAAATGGTAGCAAGACTAGGAACAATAAAAAGAAAAATAAAAAATAAACAAAAACTTGGGTTTAGTGAAAGAGCAAGAGCTGTAAATAAAGGTCTATTACCAAGCAGGGCAAAGAAAAATGGGAAGCAAAAAAGATCCTAAAATTGGAACGGGAAAAAAACCAAAAGGTTCTGGCAGACGTTTATATACTGACGAGAACCCTAAAGATACGGTTAGCATAAAGTTTGCAACCCCGGCAGATGCTAGGGCTACGGTAGCTAAAGTTAAAAAAATTAAAAAACCGTTTGCAAGAAAAATCCAAATCTTGACAGTTGGTGAGCAAAGGGCCAAAGTTATGGGTAAGACACAAGTAGCAAGTATATTTAAAAAAGGTAAAGAGCAGATAAGGAAAGCGAGGCAAGCATGAAATCAGCAGTTAGAACTGGACCCAAACCATCTAAACTTAATGTTACTTATTTTAAAAAAGGTGGTGCAGCGAAGAGCAAGGGCAGCAAGATATGTCCTGAAGGCAAAGCTTGGGCTAAACGTACTTTTGATACATACCCAAGTGCTTATGCTAATCTTGCCGCATCTAAATATTGTAAGGACCCTAATTATGCCAAGGGTGCAAAAGGCGGAAAAAGAAAGGGTAAGTAATGGGTGCTCTAAAAAATTGGCTTAAACAAGACTGGGTTCGCATAGGAACTGATGGGAAAATAAAGGGAAAATGTGGGACGTCAAAGGATAAGAAGAACCCTGATCGTTGTTTACCAAGAGCAAAAGCAAATAGTTTAACACAATCACAAAGAGCTTCTACTGCTAGAAAAAAGAAAAAGGCAGGCTCAAAAGGTAAAACAGTTGTAGGTAACACACCTGCGGCAAAGGTTACTAAGATGAGCAGTGGTGGTCGTGTACCAGAGACAAAAGCAAAACGCCCGTATAATGGTAAGTTAAAACCAAGGCGTGTTGTAGCAAGGGGTTGTGGCGTTGTCATGGCAAATAGAAGAAAACAAACAACAGGAGCTGTTAGAGCATAAAGGAGATCAAAATGGCTATGAAGAAAAAAGGTTTTGCAAAAAAAAAGAAACCAGTAAAAAAAATGATGGCCGGTGGTGCAGCCGGTATGAAGAAAAAAGGCTTTGCTAAAATGAGAGGTGGCGGAGCTGCTGGTATGAAAAAGAAAGGTTACGCTAAAGGTGGACCTGTCAAAAAGATGATGGGTGGCGGCGCAGCTGGTATGAAGAAAAAAGGTTTTGCTAAAGGCGGAGCTATTAAAAAAATGAGAAGAGGTGGTAGAGCTTAATCTATGCCTTATTTACAAAGCAACATCCCGCATTTTAAATGCTGGGTGCGAAGAGAATATACTCACAACCATGAAAAACATCATGGTGATTATTTACACGCGATGGCTATTGCAGTGACAACAGTTCCTGACAGATGTTTAAGTTTTCAAATGATATTTACTGGTTGTGAGTCAGACTTTGACGAAAGTCAAAATATCAACGGCGGTGCTATGTGGGCAAGGATGCCTATCACAGCTCTCGTTGCGGACACACCATTAGAAGAATGGCCAGAGCCTATGCCTGTGCATTTAGTACAGCCTTGGGATTGTAGCTCACACTATCATTCAGTTATTAAGTTTGATAGAACCAGTTCTAGTCCTTGGAAATGTAAGATAGATGGCAAGTTTTATACAGGTAAATACTTGTTCACTGTTGACTATACAGAATCTGATATTGCTGACGATCCTGCTCAACACAAACAAAGTCATGTCATTGAATTAACAGATGCTGGTAAATGGACTGGAAATATAGTAGCATTACCTAACAACAGGGTTCGTGCAACTAGCCCTGCATTATGGGAAACAGGACAAGGTGCCCCTGATTTTAAACCAAGTCAGTGGATTCATAATGCAGAATGTGATAATAGTTATATGGACCCGAAGGTGACATTTGATAACTTATATAAGGATTAGACATGGCAACTTCCTCATCAACCGATTTTGAATTAGATGTAGCAGAATATATTGAGGAAGCTTATGAGAGATGCGGCCTTGAAGTAAGAACGGGCTATGATCTGACAAGTGCTAGAAGATCTTTAAATATCATGTTAGCTGAGTGGGCTAATCGTGGTTTAAACCAATGGACTATTGAGCAGAGAACACAGACGGTCACAGCGGCTGATACTGAATATTCTCTAGGCACAGACGTAATAGATATACTGTCAGCGGTTGTTCGCAGAGACGGCACAGACTTTGCTATCAGTAGAATAAGTAGGGATAGTTATCTTGCTATACCTAACAAAACTAGCACCGGCAGAACAACGCAATTTTTTCTTGATAGACAAATCACACCTAATTTGAAGATATGGCCTGCTCCAGAGAACAACACAGATGTAATACGTTATGATGCGCTTACAAGAATACAAGACGCTGATGCAGCAGTTAACACTTTAGAGATACCGTTTAGGTTTTACCCGTGTTTAACAGCAGGATTAGCTTATTATTTATCTTTGAAAAAAAACCCACAGCTTACACAGATGTTAAAAGTTGTGTACGAAGAAGAGTTTGAAAGAGCTATGGGCGAAGACAGAGACAGATCTAGTTTTACTGTTACACCACAATATGCTTATTTTAGGAGTAATTAATGGGTAGGTTTGCGACAGGTAAATTTGCAAAAGGCGTCTCAGATAGATCTGGTATGGTGTATAACCTACGACAAATGAAACTTGAGTGGAACGGGTCTCTAGTTGGTCCAGACGAATTTGAAAGAAAACACCCACAACTGGGTCCTTTTAATGTACCTGTTGACGGTCAAGCTGTAAAAAATGCAAGACCAGCACGAACAGAGAACCCTGTAGAGAGACTTTTACTGCCGGATGCTTTTTTGTCTGGATCGTCAGGATCAGCTGTGATTACGGTGACAGAAGCTAGTCACGGTAGAAGCACTAGCGATACGGTAAGATTCAAAAAAGCAAAAGGTTTTGATGGTTTTACTTCAGATGTTATAAATAAAAATGACGGATATTCAATAACAGTTGTAACTACAGATACTTATACATTTACTGCATCTAGTGGTACGGCTACAACAGGAGGCTTGTTCGGTGGTGGTAATGATGCTACGGCTGGACCAGTAACGGTGACACCATGAGCTTTACCTTTGCAACACTTAAAACCGCTATTCAGGATTACACAGATAATAGTGAAACTACTTTTGTAAATAATTTAAATAACTTTATTAAGGCAGCAGAAGAAAAAATATTTAAAAGCGTAGATTTAGATTTGTTTAGAAAAAACGTAACCAGTGCTTTTACAGCGTCAGACGCCTTTCTAACAGTCCCTGCCGATTATCTTGCATCTTTTTCTTTGCAAATCACAACATCTGGATCTGAAAGTTTTTTACTACAAAAAGATGTAAATTACTTGAGAGAATATACACCAGCTGCCACAACCACGGGACTACCAAAATATTACGCTAGGTTTGATACAGACAACTTCATTGTGGCCCCTACGCCAAATAGTAATTACACATTAGAACTTCACTATTACTATCGTCCGGCTAGTTTGACTGCCGGAGCCGACAGTGGTACTACTTGGATTAGCACAAACGCACCTTTTGCTTTACTTTACGGATCTCTTGTTGAGGCTTATAGTTTTATGAAAGGTGAGCCTGATGTAGTGCAAAACTACAATAATTTGTATTTGCAGTACATGGAAAGATTGAAAGATTTAGGAGAGGCAAGAGAAAATACCGATGGATACAGAGTTGGTCTACCATCAAGGCCGAGAACATAGGAGTAGAATATGGCAACAGCAAACGCAGCTACTAATTATCTAGAAAGACGATTGTTACATTTTATATTTAAAAATAACTCTCTAAGTTTTTCTAGTCCGGGAGACAGTATTTATGTAGGTCTAGCAACAGCAGTGAGTGCAGCAGAGACTGGATCTTTAACAGAGGCAACCTTTACAAACTATGCAAGACAACAAGTTACCGCAGCAAACTGGACTACGATAGGAGCAGACTCAACAGACACACAAACAGCTGTTAATGCAGCTAATATTGAGTTTCCAGCATCTGGTGGCACAAACAACACAATTACACATGTATTTCTTGCAGACGCATCTAGCAGTGGAAACATATTATTTGTTGGTGCATTAGATGCAAGTAAGGTAATAGCAAGTGGCGATATATTTAGAATTAATGCAGGTAACCTAACAATAGAGTTGAAATAATGGCTTTAGTAATAAATGATAGAGTAAAAGAAACTACAACTACAACTGGCACTGGCACACTAACACTAGCTGGTGCGGTCACTGGGTTTGAAACTTTTGCTGCTGGTGTTGGTAATTCTAACACAACATATTATGCAGTTACGCTACCGGGATCATCAGAGTTTGAAGTAGGGTTAGGAACACTCAATAGCGACTCTTCAACATTAGCTAGAACAACAGTTATAAGTAGTTCTAATAGTGACAATGCAGTTAACTTTAGTTCTGGTACAAAAACTATTTTTTGTACAATACCTGCATCAAAGTCCGTGTTTTTAGATGCAAGTGGTAATACTACACTAGGTGCAGATCTATCTGTAGGAGATGATCTCACAGTCAATGGTGGCGTTATTGAGCTTAGAAGTAATAGTGGTGCCGTTGGTCAACTTAAATTATATTGTGAAGTAAGCAATAATCATGCACAAACTATATCACCACAGCCACATAGTGTGGCAGCAACAAACACTTTGACATTACCCGGTGGCAGCACCATAGGAAATGCAGATGCAACTTTAGTCTCAGATACTGGTACACAAACGCTAACAAATAAAACTATTGATGCCTCTCAATTATCTGGAACTGTAGCAAATGCAAGATTAGATGCAGAACTACAAGCACTAGCTGGTCTAACATCAGCAGCAGACAAAGGTATACAATTTACTGGATCTGGAACGGCATCAACATATGATTTAACAGCAGCAGGTAAGGCATTGCTTGATGACGCAGATGCTGCTGCTCAAAGAACAACATTAGGATTAGGCACAGCCGCAGTTGCAGCCACTGGTATATCAAATACAAATGTCCCAGTATTTACATCAGGTGTAGCCGACAATGACTTCTTGCGTGTAGATGGAACATCGATAGAGGGTAGAAGTGCATCTGAAGTATTAAGTGATATTGGTGGTCAAGCCTCGTTAACTTTTGGTATATCAAATACCAATGCAGTCAAGATAGATAGTTCTAGTGTGGCAGATGATGAGTTTGCAAGATTTACTGCAAATGGTTTAGAGAGCAGAAGTGCATCAGAGGTGCTATCAGATATAGGTGCAACAAGTGCTACAGATGCAGCGAATGAGGCAACAGCTTTAGCAATAGCGTTAGGATGATAACATGGCAAATACTTTTAAATTATCAAGCAAAGCAGGAGTAACAAGTGCAGATGTAATCTATACAGTGGCTACTAGCACAACAACAATAATACTGGGTTTGATATTAGGAAACACAACAACTAGTCAAGTTACTGCAACTGTAACATTAACATCTGATACTGGTAATAGAACAAATGCTAATGATGAAGTTAACCAACCAGTGGAACTTATTACCAATGCACCCATACCAGCAGGATCATCACTAGAACTTTTAGCTGGTAACAAAGTTGTTTTAGAAGCAACAGATAGCATATCAGTATCTGCAACAGGTGCAACAGA